AAGTACATATAAAAAAGGGTGGACAGGAGCTATCTTATCCACCCTTATCATCAAACAAACACAATCAAGTTCACTAGGCTTGATTGAATTTTATGTTAGACATTTTTAAAACTCAGTTAACGAAACTGAGTTATTATCGGTTGGTCTAACTTTCTCCAATAATTCTGTTGCATCACCTGTAAAGTATTCAAGTGGCTTATTAAAAAATTTACTTATTTTTAAAAGTTTTGTAGAGCTAAGACCATTTGCACCTTTCTCATATTTTTGGATTTGTTGAAAAGTTACATTTATTTGTTTTGCTAATTTTGTTTGTGTTAAAGGTTGTTTAATTTGTTTATATGTACCTCTCCAAATACCATCAGTTGAAATACTAATGTCTTTAACATCTATGACATAATTTTTTCTTGCTTCTTTAACTTTTTTACCAATAGCCTTATTAAGCTCATTTTCTTCATCAGTTTTTTTATAAGATTTATATGATCGTTTCATTTTTTACTCTCCTTTTGTTTTGGCAGACAAGTAGCCTAAGAATAATTACAACTTTTAAGTTAGTTAATAATTATAATTGCGAATAAATAAATTTTGCATCTTCATTTTCCACACAAACAATTTGTCTATAGACTTTGATATATTTTTTAAAAGCCTTTGCACTATGCACACATTGTCTTGCACCAGGATTTCTAGCTGGTCGCATGATTGCAGAATGTAGTGTTTGCAGCTTCTCATATCTTCTCAATAGACTGTTGCTCCTTGCCATCATTACTTTCCTTTTTGTTAGTTTTAATTACAGACTTATCTAATTTAATGTCCATAATCTTAAGTTCAGCATCATCGCTTACATTAGACGCAGCAGCTACCTCTGCTGAATCAAATTTTTCTATAGTCTTAAAACTTGCTTCAAAAAAACTTTCTTTAATTACACTCATGCTCTACTTTCTAATACTGGGTATGATTTATTTACATTAAGATTGGCAACTGATCCCATTTGTTCAGTAGTCATTTCAATTTTTCTATGTGCATTAATTCCTTTAGATATAAAACCTAAGTCATATAATTCTGATACTATTTTGCCAGACCTTGCTCTGCTCCATTTAAGAGCTTTACTTATCTCAGCAAAAGTAGGAGAAAAGTTATGCTTTTCTATATACTTTGTTATAAATTTAAGTGTCTTTAATTTAGGCTCACTTAAATAAATATATTTATGTCCATTTCCATTCTTCATCATTTATCTTTCTTAAATAGTTCGGCAACATTGTCAGGCTCACCAATAAACAATCCTTGTTTTTTAAGATCATTTAAATATTGAATTAATTTATTTGTGTACCATTCAGCTTTGCTAATATCGGTTAAACAAGCATCAACAGTTCCATTTTCTTTTGAACCAAATCTCATGGTGTATTTTAAAATCTGCCACCTCAACCCACCAATGATTTCCATTGGTGAAAGCTGAGATGAAATTGCATCATAAGTTTCAATGCTCTTTTTGTAATGTTGAGGATTGATATGATCTTTCATTAAAATGGTTGCTCCTCTTTTTTAGCAACAATCTCAGAAATTTTTAAACTAATATCTGGTTGTCCCTCTTTTGTTTTTTCTGTATTTAACCATGCAGCAAGATTCATTTTCTTACCACCAACAGTTATATTTCCTTGATACGCAGGATATTTTTTACCAGCTACATCTGTATCTCTTGCTTGTCTTTTCCAAAGTGCTGCTGAATTATCGTATTCACTCATTGTTATCTTTCCTTTTGTTTATTTGTTTATGTAGTGAAACTTCTTCTTGATCTACTCTGGCTTGTTGAATGAGATCAGAATTTATTTGATGAAGTTCTGATAAATACTCTTTTCTTAGAGGATTTAAATTTTTTTCAAATCTACCAACTGATGTTTCGTTTTGTGCTGCGTTTTGCATAACAACAATCCATTCATCAGCAGATATTTTTGGTGATTTAGTTTTGCCATTAGTTTTTGTCTTAGGTAATTCTTTTTTATTATCAAAGGGTTTGTCATCTTGTAAAAAAACTTCCATTTCATCTTTAGATGCTATCTCATCACCAAAAAAACCTAATAAAGAAAGTCCTCTACCAATAGATACAGTTTGACTTTTTTCAAAATCTTTTTCTTTGTTAGACATTTGTTTGCTTTCTCCAACACTAACCAACTTGTCATTTAAAAAAATGTTTGCTTTAAATTTATGAGAACCATTAGAAAGTTCTATACTATCTGTTTGTATTGACATTGATTCACCAAAATATTCTCTGCAAAATTTTAATCTGTAAGCAACACTAAGATAATCTCTATTACCTTTTACTTTGCCATAATCAGTTTGTTTAATACCAGATTTAAATTGTTGTATGGCATCTCTTAAATTTCTTTCTTTCATAGTTCTCCTTGATCTCTCATTCTTTTTGTTGGGTTATTTATTCTTTCTGTAAGTTCTTTAATAATTTTATCTTTGTCTTGAATTTCTACTCTAAGCTGACCATTCTCTTTTTGATGAACTTCATTAATAGTTTCTAAATCTCTAACTCTATCTCTTAAAGGTTTTATAATTCCCATATCAGACATAAGTTTTTAAATAATTCTCCATGTATTCTTTTGGTATTGAGTTCCACCAAAAACTTTTTTTACGAATATCTGAAAAGTCAGGTATATTTAACCATAATAACTCTGCTACAGAACCATTGGCAGCTTTAAGTTTTTTCTCCCAAGCAATCTCATAAGCAATTAATTCATTAAGCCATAACTTTAAATTTTCTGGTTTTAATTCTTCACAATTATCCTCTGTAAATAAATATCTTTCTTTTGCACTTGCATAACTTAATGATGGTTTTAATCCTGTAGTGTGTGAGTAAAGTGCAATTTGCATTAAATCTGATGTAAAAACCCTCTCATCTAATTTAGGGTGAGAACAAGTCCAATCACCAATTCTATTAGGATTTTCTTTTGTTTGTTTTGTTTTAAGTGGTGCAAATTTAACACCAGGTAATTTGTATTTAATATCGTTGATATGTGTTTTGCCGAAAGCATCTATAAACATTCTAAAAGGAACATTAACTGGCTCAATCCATTTAATAAATTCAACTTCTGTTTTCCATTTCTGTTTAGGTAGTTCTTTAAAATTTTCTAAATGATTGTTTGCAGTTTGTGGTAAAAATTTTATTGCAAATTTAAATTTCATTTCATCTGTTTTATCTATGGGAAAATAAGCATCTATTTTTTTTTGTATTTCATCACTTGCAAAAACTTCATCAACTGTAAGATTTTTATTCAAACATTTTTCAACAATATTATGACCAATTGTTCCTGCTTTTAATGATGCGTTACTACATTTGTTAGCTTGTTCTTTTGTAAGAAAATATCTTTTCATGGCTCTTAATGAATGAGGTTCTTTATTTGCAGACACAGATGTATTAGTGTCTTTAAACTTTTCGTATGCTTCACCAATTATTTTTAAGTGATTCGCCATATAAACAAATCAATAATGTAAAGTTAATCTGAAGTCAACTTAATTAATCTGGTGTTAAGTGTTAAAAATAGTAGGATAATAGGCAGCTTTTACTTCAGCACACCATGATAACTGTATATTTTCAGCTAATTTACCGATTGTTTTTCCTGTAGATTGCGATTTATCTAAAATATTATATCTACCATTTGATTGAGGTTCTAAAAATCCAAACCAAATAATTTTTGTTTTTTTATCCTGACAAATAACAGTTCTATTATTTGCGTTACGATCAATATTTTTTGACGGTTTAAATAACATCATTAAACCTATTTTAGAATCTATTAAACACTCAATAGCCTGAAAAGAAGCATATTTTGGGTGAATATCTATCTTATGACGATCTTTAATTTTATGTATTCCTATTTGTCCATTACCAAAAAGCTCACCAATACACTCAATTTGAACATTATCTCCTATAAAATAGTTTGCCGAAACCACCTCATCTAAATTTAAAATAGTATTAAACCAATGTGCAAGATCATTTGCTAAATCATTTTCTGTAAAATATTTAGGTGCATTTTTTTTAGGATTTAAAATTTTAGAAATTTGAGCAAATTTATTTTTTTGTTCTTTAGGTAAATAAGTATCTCTTATAAAATCTGAAATTTTTTTGTTAGTTTCTTTTAATAATAAGTCTAATGATGTTTTTCTAAACCTAAAATCTTTAGGCAGTAAATCATTTTTTTTCATATATCTTTCTATAAAAGAGTTTTTATAGCCTAATTTTTCTGAATATTCTAATAGTTTATTATTCATTAAGTTATTCGTTTGTTATCAAAGTAATATCATTTATCTCATAGAGATCAAGAAAAATTGCTATCAAATTAAATTATTTTATTATCTATTAAATGGGTTGCTTTACTATTAAAATTGTGCATAGTTTTTCAATTGATTTGCTTCACTAAAATCAAATTAATATATGAAAATATTAGTTTTAATTTTTGGTGTATTGTCTAGTGAAAGCCATTTAGAGCTTATAAAAGTACCTATTACTAAAAGCTTATCTAATATTACTTGTGATAAAGCCTTAGAAACCATAGGAAAATGGCAAGAAAACCCTAATTATACTGAGGGAAATGGCGAAGTCTGGGGTTATTATACCTATAAAAACAAGCCAATAGCACTTCATTACTGCACAGAGAAAGGTGTTGATGGAGAATAATAGCATAACCCTTGATCTGTATGAAATGCAATCAGCAGCTCATCTTGGAATTTTGCGTTGTTTAGAGTCGGAAAAGTATCAGGAAAAATGGGGTTATAACTATAAAGGATCTTTAAACGATCAAATGGCAAAGTCTATATCTGGTGCTATGGGTGAGGTTGCTCTTGCTAAATTTTTAAAAATAAAATTTGAGTATCATTGTAATGTTGGTGGTGTTCCTGATTTAATTTTTAAAGATTTAAGATTACAAATTAGAACACAAATACCTAAAAATAATAATTCTTTAATTATTAGACCAAAAGCTAAAGCAAATGAATTTTATATTTTAGTAATTGATGAAGCTCCAGATTTTAAAATTTTAGGTTTTGTTAATTCAACTTATGTTTTGGGACAGGATAAATTTAAGACAGATTTTGGCCTTGCCAGACCTCCTTGTTATTCTATTCCACCAGATAAGCTAACACCAATTAATTTATTAAAGGATAGTTCTTGGAATTAGATATGTATGGTGATCCTAAAAAAAAATGTTGTGTCTGTGAAAAGGGAGCAGATTTAAAAGAGGGAACAAGATATTTCTGCTGCGATCATTACGCAACAAATATTTTAGGTAAAACTATGGCAGAAATTGAAAAGGAATTAAATGATCCCATTTCCTAAAAAAAAATACAATATTATTTATGCAGATCCAGCTTGGACATTTAAAACATGGTCTAAAAAAGGTACTGCTAAATCACCAAAATATGATGTTATGACAATTGATGATATTAAAAATTTACCAGTTGATAATATTGCAGACAAAAACTGTATTTTATTTATATGGGTTACTTATCCATTATTAAAACAAGGTTTGGACACAATTTCTGCTTGGAACTTTAACTATAAAACTTGTGGTTTTAGTTGGATTAAAAAAAATAAAAAAACAGATAGTTTATTTTGGGGTTTAGGCTATTACACAAGATCCAATAATGAGATTTGCTTACTTGCAACTAAAGGAAAGCCAAAAAAAATATCCTCTAAGGTTCATCAAGTTGTATTAGATAAAATTAGAGAACATAGTAGAAAACCAGATTCTGTCAGAAATAGGATTGTTGAGCTTTGTGGTGATCTACCAAGAATTGAACTCTTTGCCAGACAAAAAGCTGATGGTTGGGATAGTTGGGGTAATGAAATATGAGTTGGACATTTGAAAAAGTAGATATTGATTTATTAGATAACCTAAATCTAAATAGTCATGAAAAGCTATTATATATTCTTATAAGACGATTCCAGAATTGTAAAAATGGCATAAATGTGTCCAATAAATATTTAATGCGTAGAACAGGAATTAAATCTGAAATTACTTTGCGTAAATATTTAGACAATTTAACTTTATTTGGTCTTGTTGCTAGACACCAACCTAAAAGAAACAAAGCTAACAATTACACTTTTGAGAGAAATAAAATGCAAGAAATTATTAGAATGAATAATGGAAAACGAAGAAGAATAAGCAAATCAATTAAGGAGAAAATACATAACAAAAAGTTATCCCAAGAAATTAACAAGGGTACAGTTATCAACATAAATAACAAGATTCGGTAGTTAATTTTTATAGGTCATGGGGGTTAATTTTTATAGGTCTTAAATAGAATATACTTAATAGAAAATAATATATATATGAAATATAATATTTGGAAAATAAGGTCTTGGCAAAGGGAGTACCGAAATTGAAAGACCGATCAGTAGATATTCAAAACATCTTAAAAAGGATAGTTAAGAGTAAATCTTTTCCATATTCAAATGCAGTTAAAAAAATAAAAAAGGATAGAAAAGGTTATTACCAACAAAAAGACATTAAAAATAAGCAGAAAAGCCTATCCTCAGACAGATTTCAGCAATATTTAAAGGAAATACAGGATAATGACAATTCCAATTAAATTAACTGTAAATGAGCTTGATAATATGTTTCAAACTGCAACATATGTAGAAAGATATATGCCATCACCTTTAAATATGAAAAATAAAAGGACAGAAATGTTTACCTTAATTGAGAGATTATATGGAATTGGTAAAGATAAAGATTGTTATAAAGGTCAGGATAAACCTAAAATTAAAATAAGATTACATAGTGAACAACTACAAATATATGAATTTTGTATATTATTAATGGTTAAAGCAACTGAGAAAGATAGAGATATAATAGCATTAAGGAATTTTCCTATAAGACGATCATTTAGGCAATTACAGAAATTTTTTCTTCCGGCAAGTCATGAAAAGGTCAGAAATGATTACTATCTTGCTTTATATGAATTATTAAAATTATATCATTCTAAAGGTCAAAAATATTTTTTAAAATAATGGTATTTTTGCAACACTATATCTTGACAATATTAAAAATTAATGTACTAAATCTGGTATAATTTTGCTTAATATTAGGTTTAATCATTTTCTCCGGTATTAAGTTAATTTGAATCATAATAAGACCTATTTCTTATATCTAAACTCTCTCTCTTTCTTTCTAAAATTAAGATTTAGGTCTTATTAATTAACCAAATTGATCTAATATTTTTAATTGGTATTTTAGATTTTTTTTCTACATGATCTTCAGACCAACCCATTAAAAATTTTGTATATAAACTATAACCATTTATACTGTCTTTATAGTTATCTTTTTTTACATAAGATATTCCATATTCTTTCATATTTGCTCCTATTGATTAATTAAATACCATGAGATCATTATAACCTCTGCTATTATTATTATTTCTAACATTTTTTTAACCTTTTTCTTTTTTAACATTTCAAGCATTATTATTAATGGCAAAGTCATAAACCATAAAACTATTAACCAAAAATTAAATAATACTTGTTTCATTATTTGACTATCTTTTTTTGGTTGTTTATACTTGATTTGTTGTTGTTTTATTCCAAACTTCTTTTGAACAATCACTAGGTATTTGTGTAATGTTATCTCCAGAACTTGCTAAAACTATATCCACATAATTAGTGAAATCTTGCTCACCAAAATTTGATAAATAAGAAATACAAACACTACCCTCCGACATTTTGTGAGGTATATTTACTGTTACATACATATTTTCATCAAACTTTTTTAATTTATTAATTAATTGTTTTACTGTTATTGGTTTATTTGACATTTTATTTTACTCTCTTTCTTTGGTTGTAGTATTGTTTAATCGGAAATTCATAAACATTTGAAATCTGCCTTATAGGCTTATTAACCTTAGGCATTATAGATAATTCACCGAAACCCATAAAAGAAAACATCTTTCTATTTTTATAGGTTGCAGAGAATAATTTATAAATATTTATATCTTTATTCTTCATTTAACCTCCTTTAATAAATCATCACATTCATCAGTATGTGAGCAATCTAAAAAATCTGCATGACATTCATCAAAATCAAAGTTTTTTTGTTTTTGAAGTTCACCAATTATGCTAGATAACAATTCAATAGATTGATTAAACAAATGTTTATAATCTTTATTTTTTCTAGCATTTATTATTTTGATTAAATCTTTTTTTTTATAATTTAATTTCATTTAACCTCCTTTAATAGGTGAATTTCAAATTCAATTTCACCATATACAACTTGCTTTTCATTAAATTCATTTGATAAAAATTCTAATAAATACATAATTAATTTATTATCTTTATTATTTAGAGCTTGATCAAATGTATAAAATGAACAATAACCATCATAAGATTGAGTCCGATCTTTTAAGAATTTTAAAAAATTATCATTAGATTTAAAGTGATTGATTAATTTATTTGATTGAGATTTACTAACAAAGCAATCTATTTTGTCAGTGTTAAAATTATATTCAAATGGACTCCAAATTTTAAGATCCTTAAAATTAATGGTAATTCCATATTCATTAAAAATATAATTAGTAAATTTAGAGCAATAATCTTCAATATAAGATTGCTCAGTCTTTTTATAATCTATATTTTCAAAATGATATTCTGGATAATTTCCATCTTCATAATAAGATTCAATCATAGACTCTATATTTCCATTATGGATTGATTCATAGAATCCTCCAAAATTTATAGTAGTATCAATTTTATTCATTTTACCTCCATTACATTTATTAATTTAGGATCTGCAAAGTTAGGAGCTTTACCATTAAAAGTTGCTACTCTAAATTTTACATAACCTTTTTTAATTGCTAAAGTTTTAACTTTATTAATTTCATTACGATTAAAAGAAGTATGAATAATACTTTCTAAATAATCTGGCTCATTAAGTTTTAAACCATATAAAATAAATTCAGTTTTCATTGTGCAACCTCCACATTTTTATTTTTTTGAGCATCATCAACCCATGACCATAAATCATCATAAATAGATTGAGAAATTTCATAGTAATTAATTTCTCTTAAACTTGCTGAAAGCATGTCTAAATACATAGACGGCTTTAATTTTGGTTGATATGGCTCTATAAGTTGGTTTTTTATAAATTGAGATGTTTTATAAATAATATCATTTTTTTTGTAGTTTTTGCCACAATTCCTCAAAAAATGAATATGCTCACTTATACTTTCAAACAATGATTGATCGTTATCAATCCATAATTTACAGTTCCAGGTTTCGTAGTTAGTCCAACCATTATATTTATTACTCATATTGTCTGCTCCTTTATTATTTTTATTTTTAAACATATTAAGTTAATTAATACCAGAGCAACTAGATACTGTCAACTAAATGATAACATCATATTAAATTAATTAATATCAAAGAAACAACTACAAATAGAATTAAAATACTGTTGCAATTATGCAACTGTTGTAAAAATATAACATAATAAACACATTAGAACGATTATAAACTATGGCAAATATTAAATATAATAAGACAATTGAAAAGACTATTTTAAATAGACTCTGTAATGGTGAATCTATTAGAAAAATATGCAAAGATCCTGAAATGGTTTCTTGGGGTACATTTAGCCAGAAATTAAAAGATAGTGAAAAATTACAAGATCAATACTATACTTGCAAAAAGATTGGTATTGAAATGGTTATTGCTCAAGCTCAAGATAAATTAACAGATGCTATAACTACATTAGAAAATGGAGGAAAAATGGATAATAGTTTGCCATTTGCTCATTTGATTAAAGAAATGCAATCTAATGCAAAGTGGTTATCTAGTGTTTTAAGTCCAGTTAGATATGGAAAAGATACAAAATTAACTCTAAATGGTGGAGATAAACCAATTGAAATTAAATGGCAGCAGTAATAAAAGCTAAGTAATACCTGGTTTATTGTTAAAATTATTCAAGCTGCAAACCTAAATTTATACAGTACATTTATAGAATTAGTTGGCAGATTTGCCAAAAGATTAGAGATTGCAATAGTTATTGATTGATTAAGTTACACCAAAGAAACATAAGATTTAATAAGTAAGTAAAAACAATATTAATTGAGCAATACCAATTGATTAGCAATCAAATGCTTTTGTTTATTGGTTATTTCCTGAGTTTTTAGGGGGTTTTTAAAAGGTATATGCACCAAATTAAATATCGGTGGCTTGTTAATATTGATGGGACTTACACACAACTAGATTAAGGATTTTTTATGATGGATTTTGAAGATGATAAAAAAGGTTACTCAGCAGTAATTTATATTATGGAAAGCACAAACTCTGTTGTTGTTCACTTTGGAGGGTTTAACGATCTCTCTGAATGTAGATATTTCTCAACACACATCATGGAAGATTTTGGCATTGAACAATTATTAAATGTACCTCAAGGAGTTACAGTTCACTAGATAGGGGTTTTGCTTGTCAAAACATGAATTGATACTAGGGGATTGCCTAGAGGAATTAAAAAAAATTTCGGATAAAAGTGTGGATATAGTTTTAACTGATCCACCTTACGGAACAACAGATTGTAAATGGGATAGCATAATTCCATTTGATCTAATGTGGAAAGAACTTAAAAGAATTATTAAAGATAATGGTTGTATAGCTTTGTTTGGTACTGAACCTTTTAGTAGTTATTTAAGAACATCAAATATCAAATGTTTTAAGTATGATTGGATTTGGAATAAAAAAAATATTGGCAATCCTTTAATTGCTAAATACCAACCATTAAGACAACATGAGCTTATTTCTGTTTTTTATAACAAAAGATCTAAATATTTTCCAATAAAGACTGACTTGGATAAAACTAGAACTGCCACACAGTACAACAAAAGTAAATTATTTGAAAAAGGCAATTCACAAAAAGGATTTACCAAGACCGTAAAAGGTAAATTTCCAAAAACAATTATTGAATTTTCTAATGCAAAGAGGAAAAAATTACACCCAACACAAAAGCCAGTAGCTTTATTAGAATACTTAATAAAAACTTATACTAATGAAAACGATACTGTTTTAGATTTTACAATGGGATCAGGTAGTACAGGGGTTGCAGCTAAGAATTTAAACAGAAAATTTATTGGAATTGAAAAAAATCAAAACTATTTTAATATTGCAAAGGATAGGATTGAGGGGGTTTTAATTTAAAATGCCAGAAATAGTCATTCCATATAAACCAAGAGAATTACAAAATTTTTTGCACAAAGAAATTGATAAGCACCGATTTAATGTAATCGTTGCACACAGAAGAAGTGGTAAAACAGTAATGCTAGTTAATCACATGATTAGAGCAGCACTTACTTGTCCCTTGCCAAACCCCAGATATGCCTTTATTTCGCCAACATTTAAACAAGGTAAATCTACTGCTTGGGATTATATAAAACAATTTGCAGGTAAAATACCTGGCACAAAATTTAATGAGTCAGAATTAAGATGTGATCTACCAAATGGTTCAAGGATCACAATTCTTGGAGCTGAGAACGATCAAGCTCTAAGAGGTATATTTTTAGATGGTTGTGTATTTGACGAAACACAGTCAATTAAACCAACTATATTTCCAGAAGTCATAAGACCAGCTTTGGCAGACCGAAAAGGTTGGTGCGTATTTATAGGAACACCAAAAGGTAGAAATTATTTCTATCAACTATACAAAGACGCACAAGAAAACAAAGATTGGTACTCTGGTTTATTTAAAGCTAGTGATACAAATATTTTAGATCCTGAAGAATTAGTTGCTGCAAAGCAAATGATGTCTGAAGATTTATATGACCAAGAGTTTGAGTGCAGTTTTCAAGCTGCGATAACAGGCTCTTATTATGGTGCTTTAATCGAAAAATTAGAAGCAGACAAGAGGATTACAGACAATCTGTATGATGAGAACCTAGATGTTGAAACATGGTGGGATTTAGGCTTAAATGACAGTACAGCGATATGGTTTGTCCAAAGGTATAAAGGTGAAATTAGATTAATAGATTATTATGAAAATGCTGGTGAGGGTTTAGATCACTATGTAGATTATGTTAATCGTAAAGATTATGAGTATTCAAAGCATATAGCTCCCCATGATATTAAAGTTAGAGAAATAGGTAACTTTGGTAAATCAAGATTGGAGA